GACGCTCCCCTATCGCCTTGGAAAATGCCGCGAATGTGTGCCACTCTTTGCAGAGAAGGCCGCGACGCTTGAGTTGAACCCAACGCATCCAGAGCGGGTGCGACTTGGAGGTTGTTTTGTGATCTTCCATTTGGATAATCATAAACAACCCCAAATCATTGTAAACCAGAAAGTACCCCCGGCTCTAGATTAACCAAGAAGTTCCTAGACGCCGGCATTTCCATACACTGAACGCCAATCGCCGTTGCTTGGGATGAAGCGAGCCGTGGTCTTGGCCTTCGCATTTTCTGTATCGAAATCATTATCTTTTTCAAGTTCCGGATCACGACGCCAGATCGACACGAGCCCCTTGTTCTTCTGCACGGTGGTGTGGAGGAACCAGGCTTGGGTGGCTTCAACGCCAAGGTAGGGATTGACCTTCACGCCTTCTGGGATGAGGCCCATCTGCTTGATGGCGTTGATGTCGTTGTTCGCGGTGGAGGAGCGCAGTTGGCTTTCCAGGACGCGGGTGGTGTTGAACATGTCGGCGGCGGACACCTGCACCATGCGGGGACGCAGGTTGATCAGCAGGCCCCGGCTGTTCTGCGCGAGGTAGATTTGCTTGATCATGGTCTCAAGCGCCGCTTCCGAGAAGTCGGCGGCGACAGCGGCCAAGTTGGACTGGTTGCCGCTCTTGGTCGGGTGAGAAGCCGAGAAGAGGGGCTGACCGTCGCCGTAAGCGTAGGTGCTGGAGAAACCGTTGATGAAGACGTTAGCGTGGATCAGCTCGATCGTGGTCTTCATCGAGAAGGCCAGCGATTCCGCGCGGGGCATCGAGACTTCCGTATAGAGGTTGTCTTCCAGCTCTTCGCGGGTCACCTGGTAGCCGAGACCGATCACGTTGGGCGTCGCCAGGGTGGCGTAGCCTTCTGAGTCGGTATCGTAGGTGATCGGCGCGCCTTCCGTCTTCTGACGGGCCAGACCAAAGCCGGTGGCTTCAATCAGACGCTCGGTGGCGAGATCGCCCTCAACACGGTCGAAGAACTCCGGCCAGACTTCCGGAAATTCGTCGTAGTTGAGACCGAACCATTCCATAACCCCAGGCCAGAGCGCATCCGGGTGGGCTGAACGGGTAATAACAGTGGCCATGGGGCGCGCTCCTTAAGGCTCTGACGGGGTTAGATGCCCGTCGAGGCCAGACCTTCAGTGGATTGGTTGATGCGGACGATGAACTTCGCGTTGGCGTTACCCGCCACGTTGTCCACCTCTTGTTCGAAGTCCACGATGACCACCTGCTTGGTGGATTGCGTGCCGGCAGTGCTGGAAGCCAGCTTCCAGCCGGACCAGCCGGTATACTTCGAGCCCGTGCCAGACGCGAGGTTGGCGTTCTTGCCAACGGTCGTCACAGCCTGCGTGCCGCCCGAGTCATCGGCCTGCACGACGAAGAGGCTGTTCGGATCGTCGTCCACCATCACATAGGCGCCCGTCGAGTTGGACGCGGGGATGTAGGCCGGACCCGGCGTACCGGAGTTGGCGAAGAAGCTGCCGACAGGCGCGCTCGGGGTGCTGGTGCCGTAACCCACGATCCCGACAATGACGCCGGTAATAAGGTTGGACGTACCGGCGCTGGCGAGCGTCACGGTCGGAACGCCGTTGGCGCTGGCCGGGGTCGCGATGCGCTTGACCGGATCGCCGACGTAGAAGGCGTTCGAGTTGCCGTTGGCGATGTAGTACATATGAGCATTGGCGCGGTAGTCAGCCGAGCCCTTGCGCTGGTAGGGCTGAAGACCCCAAGGCGTGTTCGGATTCGAGGCCATCAGATTTTCCTCACTTCAGGCTGCGGGTGACGGGACCACGGCGACGAACGCCGGGGCTCAGGTAGTTTTCCTTCGGGGCGTAGAAGTTGTCCGCCCCACCGGGAACCTTGTCGTTCTCGTGCTCCAACTGAGCTTGATAGACGCGGCCCTCCATGACGCTTTCGCGATATGCGACCATCTCGGCGTTGTCGGATTCCCAGAAGCTGCGAGGCTTCTTGCAGAGATAGGCATAGAGCGGCTGGTTGCCGCTGGTGCCTACGATCATGCGGATGCGCTCGTCGGACTCGCTGTCGGTCATGCTGGGATCGTAGTCCTCGCCCAGGTCCGCCGCCGTGACGTAATCATAGTCGTCCTGGCGGGTCAGGTGGCGGAGGCGGCCATGCTCGTCATTGATCCAGCGATAGACCCAGTTGTCGTGGTCCAGCATGTCATCCGCGAAACTCAGGCGGGAATGCTGCATCACGTCCAGAACGCCCTTGCGACGACGGCGGCGGCCCTCTTCCGCCTGCACGCGCGGCGGCCGTCCACGGCGCGGCGCTTCGGTCTGCATGTCTTCGCTCATCATTCGGCGCCCTTGTTGGCCCAATAGCTCTTCGCGTACTTCTCTCGCGCTTCGTCCACCGTCATCCGCCCCTCATATCGTCGGGCGAAGTGCTTCTGGTACAAAGCGCGGTCTCCCGCCGGAATGTCTGCGAAGCCCTTCTCCTTCGGCTGCGTCGATGGCCCACGGCTTCCAGACTGGACAGAGGGGGCGGGACGCGCCTCGGACATTCGGACCTCTCGCTTCGGCTCTCCGAAGTGCTCGGGGAACTTCTCGCGGATCAGCTTCTCGGCGGCGGCCAACTGTTCCTGGATGGTATAGCCTTTGGCGGCCAGGGCGTTGACCTCTTCCACCGCCATGGCCCTCGCGTGTCGGTCCTCGTTGAACCAGGCGTTGCGATTGATCCAGGCGACGGTTTCGGGGTGAGGCGTGGCTTGTTCAAGCTTCTGTTCAGCAACTCGGACAGCCTCGGGATCATCCCGTTTCGCGGCTTCCCTCAGCTCCGCCAGCGCTTCCGCCCTGGCCCGCTTGCGCTCATCTTCCATGGCGGCTTCAGCGGCTTGGGCGGTTCGCTTCAGACGGTCTTTGACCGATTCAAGCTCTTCGGGAAGTCGTTCGAGGTAGGCTTTGGCGTCCACATGCTTGGCGGGATCGCGCTGCCATTCCTCTTTGGAGACCCACCCAGCTTTGCGGGCGAGGGTCTGGATGAAGTCGTCTTCGCCGACTTGACCGGAGCGAAGTTGCTCTTGTTCTTGACTTTCGTCAAGAGCGGTATCCTGCGCCTCGTCTTCGACAGCGCGTTTGGCTCTAGGCAATTAAGCCCCCTGTGCTATGTTCCTGTTCGAACACCGCAGTTCGGGGGTTCAGCGTCTCAGTTGCTTAGCCCCGCCGGGAAGTACGCACCCGGCGGGGTTTTTACTGTTCGATCACCGCACCAATGTCCTTGTCCTTAAGGATGCGGTAAGTCTCCCCGTCCATCCCCTCGAAATCCTTGCCGGCATAGCGCGCAAACCACACGATGTCGCCGAGCTTGGGCTTGGTTCCTTCCGGCCAGAGATCGTCCTTCTCATAGCTGAACGCGAGCGGGCTCATCCGAACGATGCGGCCCACCTGCATGGCGAGCCCCTGGTTCTCCTTGAACTCGTCCGGCGCGATGATCAGCCCTTGCTTGCCGATCTTCTCGGGAGCCTTGGCCGGCGCGATCACCACGTTGTATTCCACAGGCTTGATGCCGGGATTGGCGGTCTCAAGCGCGGGAACATGGTCAAGATGGGCGTCGCCGAGCCGACCCAGATTTTGCACGTCCGATCTGGACGACTGTGGCCGAGGGGTCAACACCGAGGATGTTTGCATAGTCTTTCAGTCCCGTTTCGAGAAAGGCGTTGTACGCATCAGCGCGCACGCGGCAGGTGATGAGCTGTTCAGGGTCGGCTTTACCGGTAATCCATGAATCGTTGATCCAGGCTTCTAGCTGGGCTTGAGAAGCCTTCAGCCATGCCGCCGCGACAAAGCGGGTGACAGGATGTTCGCACCAGGCGTCGAACTCATCCTGTGAGGGGATAAGGCGGTCTTCTGGCTTAGGAACCACTGGCGTCCTCGGTTTCCGGTTCAGGCGGTTGCAACGAGCCTTCTTGCTCGATCTGATCGGCTACCACATGCATAGCATGGGCGGCGTGATGGACGTTGCCGATAGTCTCTATGGTCTTGGCGCGGGCGAGGTTGGCATCCGCATCTGTCTTCTCGGATTCCGACAGACCCTTCTTGATCTTGACCCCGATTTCCTGAGCCTGGGCGCCTTTGAGTTGCGCGCTGGCGGCTGTCTCCTGAGCCTTCGCTACCATCTCTGGATTGGGCTGGACGGGCGCGATGTACCGTTCAGGGCGATCCGTGTCGATGATGTCCAGAAAGTCCATGGTGATGGCTTGAGCAGCGGACGATTGTGTCATGCCTGCCGCTTGTCCCACTGGGCTCTCCGCCCATTGCAGAATGGTTTGGAACTTCGCCAGCTTCTGCATCTTCGTGACGACGCTCGGATCGTCTACCGGCTGAATATCCGTCCCGTCGC